AACATTTGACGCTTCAATTACTGACTCCGGCGGTTCTGCATCCGCAGGCCGTAATTCAGTCAATTGAAAAATTCCTCCAGTCGATGTGAACTCAGAATCGGGGCGAATCATTGAGAAACGCCCCCAACCTACGGCAGGACTTAAAAGCACCCAGAAGTCAGCCTGATGATCACATGTCAGGAAAAAGCCTTTCGGGTGAAAGTGGCATGCATAGATTTTCATGGCTTCCTCCAGAAAAGCAAAAACCCCGCCAGGTGGCAGGGCTTAATTGATTGATTTCGTACGGGCGTTATATCCCACGATTTAAAGACTACACGACAACTTCGGACAAAATCAAGCTTTTTGTTTCTAAAATGCAAAATAATGCCGCTATCTTATTAATAGGCTGTCGCGCGCTGAAACTCCTTATAAGCCTGTGCCTCCCCCTGCCGGCAGATGTCCACCAGCGCATCGCAGAAAGGTTTCCAGTTACGGGTCCATGTTCTGACGTGCAGGTCTGGAATGAGCGTCAGAATCGCTTTGTATGCGGCGGTTGATGGCACCGTTGAGAATCCATTCCCCGAACAACGCTCGCACGCCTTGTAAACTGGCGCCCCGTGCTCTTTGGTCTCTTTCCGATCCAGAACCTGTCCAGAGCCACCGCAACGGCAGCGGGCGTTAATGACCCCCTTCCCACCGCATACAATGCACTGCCGTACTACTAACTCCTGCCTGATAATCGGGGCGACAATTTCCTCGCCGTCGCTTTTGTATATTCCGGGGTGCTTAACAACCTCCTCAACTGCTTTGGTTACACCACCCCCCTCGCATGCCTTGCAGATCCCGGTTGTTTCAGCTGAACGGGAATACTCTGCAAAGGCAAATTGCGCCAGAATCATGCAGCAGCGCCCCAGCGCTTTACCCGCGGCCTTTCGCACGTTCTTTGGTGCTGTATCAAGGGCATGTCGCGCCAGCGCCTGCACCGCCAGCTGCTCATCGGTCTTACTGATGCCCGTCTTACCGAAGAACGCCGCCAGCCCGAACCGTGCCCGACTGCTGGTTACCCCGATCCCTGTCATGACATCCGTGCCATTCAGACGATTCGGCGATGTGCTTTTCACATCATCGCTTATATGCATGCCCTGAGGGCTAAAGTGTTTGAGTGTTGACTCCAGTTTCATGCGGCCACTTCCCCGATATCAGAAATTAAAATTTGTCCGGTTACACCCCAGAGCTTTGTTACTCGAAAGTCCCAGATGTGCGCGTCGTCAGCAAACAACGCATCCATCAACGCTTTAATCATGTTGTCGGCATCCGGCTTTTGCTGGTGAGCCTGACCATCCATTGCTGCACGTTTTTTCTGGCTCCAGCTCTCCGGCATCGGCAGGATGAAAGTAATGTGACTTCCCGCCTCTGGCATAACGACCTTCTTCAGCCTGACCTCATCACAGAACGCCCGGTAACGAAGCACTACTTCTCGTTGTTTCCATTTGTCGGCGCGGGTTTGTCGGGGCTTGCCCATTGGGGTGATGTTAAAAATCTGCATTATTTGCCTGGCTCCCTCTGGTATAGCGACGTTGCTGCGGTTTAGGTTTGGGGGTTGAGCGCTGGCGGGCTTCGTCCTGGTCGATCGGCAGGAAATGCCCGTTATAGAACCGGCGATAAATTGTCCCCAGTTCGCCGTTGCGTTGTTTTGTCACGTTGATTTCGGCTATGCCTTTTGCAGGTGATTCCGGGTCGTAAACTTCATCGCGATACAGCATCAGGATTAGGTCAGCATCCGCCTCAATCTCCCCGGAGTTCTTCAGGTCAGAGTTCATCGGGCGCTTGTTGGGGCGAGATTCTACCCCTCGGGATAGCTGGCTCAGGGCGATAACTGGCGTTTTGTTGGTCTTGGCGAGACGTTTCAACCCCTTTGACAATTCCCCCACCGCCAGGTCATAGCGGGCCGTGCTCTGAATTTTGATCAGCGCGAGATAGTCGATGACCACCAGGGAAATTTCTGAATGCTCCAGCTTATAGCGGGTTGCGGTTTGTACAATCTGGTCGATATTGAGGTTGGTTGCGTCGGTGATCCAAACGCTGCGGTTAACCAGCTGCTCCATACCGTTAAAGAATCGCGCCCAGTCTTCATTCTCAAACTTTTCGACTGCCTTCAATCGGGATACAGGCATACCGCCAGCGGCAGAAACCATGCGTTTGGCGATCTGCGTGTCGGACATCTCCATGCTGAAAAACAGAACGCCATGCCCCTGCGCTGAGACTTTCTCGATGATGTCCAGCGCCAGCTCTGTTTTTCCCATCGAGGGACGCGCCGCGATAAACACCAGATCCGTGGATTCAATGCCACCCGTCTTCGCATCAAGCTCCTCAATGCCAGTAAGCAGGCTGCGGGTTTCCTCCCTCCCCTGGCTGCGGGACTCTACCTCGTCAGCCACGGCGGTGAGCAGATCGGAAATATGGACAGGCTGCACAGTATCTGCAGAAATATCGATGGCTGAAACCACCTGTTTTACGGACTCCAGAGCAGCCAGCGCAGAATCACCGTTGCTGGCACTCTTAATCTGGTTTAGCACCTTTTCCAGTGCGGCCTCTGCATCACGGACACCTGCATTGCGACGCAGAACGTCGATGTAAGAGACCAAAGCCGATTTCGCCCAACTAACGCGGGTGGCCTCCAGTATGGTGGTCTGAAGCGCTGGCAGAGACTCACAGAGCAGCAGCGGATCAATCACTCCGCCACCGCGGGCTTGCTGACAGATGCCGGTATAGATTTCTCGATACTGACGCACCGAGAACGTACTCGCCGGCAGCCGGGAAAGGATATCCAGTACCTCAGGGTCAGCACCGCGCAAAAATAAGGCGCCAATAACCGCTCCTTCCAGATCCTCGTTTTTCCAAACAGGTGTCATTCAGGCACCCCGTCGTTTCCACGGAAGCTTTCCCAGTTGAACGCCAGCCGATTTCGACCACCGTTGGTTACCCGGTCTACGATGCGCTCACCAATGGAGTCCTTAAGCTGCTCGAAGGTCAGATTGCTGATCAGGATGGTGGGTAATATGCTCTCGTAGCGGGCGTTAACGATCTCCTGCAGGATGGCCAGCTCTGATGCGCTGCCAAACTGCACGCCCACTTCGTCGATAATCAGCAGGTCCAGCGATGTATAGTGCTCCAGCACGACGTCTTCTGTGGTTTCGGAATTATGACGCCATGTGCTTTTCACGGCGCGCATAACGCGCATCACATCAGTAATTTCAACCCGAGCGAGATGGTTACGGATGATGGCTTTTGCTGTCGAGATGGCCAGGTGGTTTTTGCCTGTACCGCAGTTGCCGGTCATCACAAGCCCCTTTCCGGTCTCAAATACCTGCGGCCAGTTTTCGGCGTAATGGCGGCAGCCGGCCAGATTTTTGCTAGCCCCCTGATTCACCAGGCGATAGTTTTCGAATTCACATTCTTCAAAACGGCGGGCAATGCCTGCGTCGTCCATCAGGTCTGCGACGCGTAACGCACGCAGCTCCGCGTCAATCTCTGCCAGTTGAGCCCGGAGGCATGCAGGACATTGCGAATGTTTGAAATTCTCACCGCCGCGAAAAGCCTTTCCCACCAGCGTGAATCGCTCAAAATCTCCATGCTTTTCACAGGAGGTAATCTCGGCGTTTCCTGAGTTCCAGCCGCTGTATCCCCACGGGAGTTTGTGCTCCAGCGCAAAATTTAATTCTTCTGCAAGGCGCTCCCGATCGGCTTTCAGGTCGTAGCGCGCTTTTTGTTGGTTTAAATTTAACATATCATTTCCCCTGAATTACCAGTCCCAACTTGATTCGCCATAGTTCTGCTCACTGAAGCCAGATACCGGCAGCACGCCAGGGCGCCCACCTCCGGGAGCGGATGGCGATTGCCAGGATTCTTCGAAGTGACGATCGGGACCGAAGAACGTGGCGGCTTGCTTGACGAACTGCGTACCGACACTACTCGTGGCTCTGGCGTAGGCGGCATAGCGTTTGACGCCTGCCAGCATGTCATCAGGCTTAACTCCGTCTTTCAGGCGAGCTTTCCAGGCTTTGAAGGCCCCCGCCTTGGAATTGCCACCGGCACGTTTGGGATAGGCCTCCCAGGCTGTTTCGAACTCAGGTGAATAATCCTGTTTTGCAGAGCGAGCCGGTGCAGAGGCGTCAGCCGATGCGCCAGTATGTTTTATAGGTTCATTGACTGGTTCTTTGACTGGTTCAAAAGAGTGACTGATTCTGGGTGCAGCTCCTGCACTACCCCCTAGTGAATCTCCTGCACTACCTGGTGAATCTGCTGCACCAGGTAGTGAACGGTTTGCGCTACCCCCTGGTGAATCTCCTGCACTACGTAAATTAAGTTGATAAACGTTGCTGGAATTACCTTTCGGCCCTGTTCGAAGCTCTTTTTTAATGAGTCCGCCTTCGCAAAGAGCTTCAATGTGATTCATCACCGATCGCTTACTAATTTCACACTGATCAGCAATGTGTTGGTAGCTTGGCCAGCACTCCCCTAAATCACTGGCATTGTCGGCCAGCTTCAGCAGCACAAGCTTACGCAGGGGGTTGCCAACCCTGATCTTCATCGCCTGAACCATGAGATCCATACTCATTTGTGTGCCCTCGGCCTGATACAACCAGCTGCTTTGCTGGCGCTTGATTTGCAATCGGGATGTCTGATATGGTTTTTCATGAATTTACCCCGCCAGGTAGATTTAAATCGCATAGCAAAGTCAGAACAGGCCGGGAGAAGCGCCACCACCTTTTCTCGGCTTTTTCTTTGCTGATTTTCGCTCTGCCGTCGTTGTCTGCCCGAGAGCCCACTGACGAGCGCGGTAGAGACAATCATCGAAGATCGCCCCTTTACGGCTTGCCTGTGAGCTTCTCCGGTAATAATCCACGCCGTGCTCAGCCCCCCCCCTGCGGCACTTTCAGAGAACCCCTCGGCTACTAACTTCTCCGTGATGTGCTTGCGAATGAAGTATTCGGGTGACATGTCACACCTCGGTTTCTGAGGTGTGAATGATGCTAGGTAGCTTTTGCTTGATTTTTTTCCGAGCTCTCTTTGTTGACGGGAACGGGCGAATTTCAAATGCCTCAACATCCCCCGCATCACCTATTTTTATCGAAATATTTCTCCCTGAAGCCAGCGCCTTGCTAACAGCCATTTGCGTTGTACCAAGAGCGGACCCCGCCTGAGATTGACCATATCGGTCAGTGAATTCACGCAATGTCATGACGGTCATATCTCTTCCCGTTAAAATTAGTACTAAAAGTAATATCATTGATAGTACTATCAGTAGGAGACATTTTCAAACTAAAGGTATTAAAATAAAATTATGGAAAAGAAAAAAAAGCAGACGGCAGACCAGACTGATGACGCTAAGCGCCTCAGATCTCTGTATGAGTCGAAAAAAACATCGCTGGGCTTAACTCAGCAGCACATAGCAGATGCTCTTGATATCTCTCAAGGGGCGGTAGGTCATTATCTTCACGGCAGGAATCCTTTAAACCTCAGCGTTGTGGCTAAATTTGCAGAGTTATTGCAAGTAAGCATTTCTGATATAAGCCCTACATTGGCAAAAGAGGCATCACGGATAGCACAGTTATCCAACATTACATTTGTTGCTCCATACAAGGCATCGAGGTCATATCCAGTAATCAGCGATGTCCAAGCTGGTGCATGGTGCGAAGCGATAGAGGCTTACACGGCAAAAGACATCGACCTATGGCTTGAGTCCGATGCTCATATCCAAGGAGATGGTTTCTGGCTTCGAGTTGAAGGCGATTCCATGACAGCACCTGTTGGTCTAAGCATTCCTGAGGGCACCTATGTCCTTTTTGACACTGAACGGGAGGCGGTAAATGGAAGCCTCGTGATCGCTAAGCTCTCAGACTCGAACGAGGCGACATTTAAGAGGTTAGTGATCGATGGCGGACAGAGGTATCTAAAAGGACTCAATCCACACTGGCCATTAGTGCCCATCAATGGTAATTGTCGGATTATCGGCGTTGCTGTTGAGACAAAGCTTAGGCTTGTCTAGTCCTACAAACCTTAAGGCCGCTTCTCTGCGGCCTTAAGTTGCGGCCACACCCCTTCGACAAAACTGCAATTTTCAATCCGCGCAAATAAAAATAAATATCCTTAAATATCAAATATTAATATTTTTATACTAAAAAAATAGCATTTTAATATTGCTATTGATAATACCATTAGTAATAATCATCTCATCGGCAAACAACGGAGCCAATGTGATGAAAATGTCAGTTCCAGAGCTCGACCAATTTAAAAAAACTGCAGAGAATGTATTCCAAGCAGAACTGATCTGCTCCCTTCTTGAGGATTATCCGCACCAATTAGCAGATTCTGAACTTTCTGCGATAGCGTCTCTTATTAAAAAGCTGGCTGGTGATGCTTATGTCTACATGAATGAGATCATTTATCAGCAAGAGAGGGGTGAACAATGAATACTCCCGTTCAGATGCTTGAAACTATTGCTGCTGATATTATCGAGAATACTGTGCTTCTTGAAACCATCTACAAAAATAGCAGCGAAGACCACGAAACAGATTGCGCTATGGCTTGCCTGATTCGCTCAATGCGTAAAACGCTGGATAATGCGAACGAATATATCAAAACGCTCAGCGATGTATCAGCCCCCCCCCAACGGGACGAGAGCGGCGCTGATATTGTTGATGATGTATTCGACGCTGTTGTTACCGCGAAAAAGCTTGAAGAGGTTGCGCATATTTATTGTGAGACTTATTTCACGGATAAAGACAGTGATAACCCATCGTGTCATATGTCTGCAATTGTTTATGACTATGCACAAAGAGTTTGTAGTGAGTTAAAGAGCATCGAAGCGAAATTAAATTAATCAAACATTGATTTAAATAACGGCCTTAGCGCCGGGGAATCCTGCACCCTAAATTTAGCGAGGAATTTATTATGACATTCATTATCGACCAGGCTGCATATAAATTAGCCCGCCTGTACGCGGCGAGCGGGCACGAACTAATTGCAGCGTTATACCTGCGTAAAGCGTACGGGAGGTCGGTATGAGCGCCCAATCTAGCAGAATAAGCAATGTGACATTACAGGAAGCAAGCATTGCCACGGAACGATTAAAACATCTGATTCAGACCATAGCGGAGAACTATTACGAAATGGAAGATGGCCAGCGCTATAGCCTTCTTCACATTGCTTGCGATATGTCCGCAGATATTGACGGATGGATGAATGCTGAGGAGGAAAGGAACGGTGGAACGACAAAACGTAATTGAAATCTATCGCCGTAGAATTGCCATAGCAACCCTGCATCGGCTAAAGCGTAAAACTGGCGGATATTGTCTTTCTGTGAATATGCCGGATAACGATATTCAAGTTATCGAAATCAATGAAGAGTCAATGCAAAAACTTCTGCTGAGATTCGAAAAACAAGTTCGTGCAGAATTTGGTTCAGAGGCTGATAGCTTTCTACGCAAAACGTATATGAACAGCCTTGATATTAACAGCCATACCGAATATCTGACCGAAACAGGCAAGGCGATTGTCGATGATATTTTCTCGGAGTTAATCGCCCACGCAAAAGAAAAACATGTCAGCGGAGGAATTAACTAATGACTAATTTACCCCCCCCCTATCACGCACGAAAAAGTGCAGGTCGTTATGACGATTGAAAACGGCCAGGTAATTGACACCCGCAAAGTTCGCGATAACGAGCTGATTGCCAGCATGGATACGTTCTTCTGGATGGCAAAGAAAGCTGGCTATCAGGTGATCGCCCCTAATCAGGAGGCAGAGAGTGGCACTAACAGCAATACGAATTCCTGAACGGGTACACCTGCAGGCGCTGCAGGTCCTGCTGCGGTACCGCCGGAAGCGCATCTATGCACGGCGCACGCACCGCACCGGCTATCTCAGCCTGAAGGTTAACCCGCGCTGGCGGCTGTTATCTAAAGACGACGGCCGGAACTGGGAAGTAATGAGCCATGAACGTTACTCAGGAGAAATTAAACGATGATCGACAACCGCACCGCCAGCGCAATTGACCTGGCATTACAGAAACACCACACGCCGGTCGGCGACTTGTTCGCTGCTATCCGTCACGGTCGCATGAAGCGCTGCTTCAGCCGAGATACGGCCATTCTCTGGCTTGCTCACTTTCTGACCTCACCCGCTCCGGGTTTAAGCAGCGTTACCCGGATATTCAGGTAATCAGCGCGACTAACCCTGAGTCGAACCACTGGGAACGAGGCGCCGTGACGCGGGAATATTTCAATGCTCACCGCCGTACCGTTCGTCGTCTGCGTCGAATCCTCGCCCGCAAGCGCGAGATGCAGAAGTGGTGCGTAAAGTGGGATGCCATGCACGACCGCTACGTGAAAGAGCGAGCCGATCTTCAGGCCGGTAAGCCTGATGGCGTTCGTGAAGGAGTAAGCCATGTCGAATAAAGACTTTACCCCAGAGCCAACATCAACCGGCATCCGGATTTCTGGAAACAGGATTATTGGCTACTCCACCGCGATTCGCGAACTGGATAACGGGCGCTATGACAAAAGCCTCGTCGACGGCATGAGCATTCTGGCGTGCGTTATGGAAGCGGTAGAAAGCGGCTGGATCACGCTCAATATCGAGAAGCAAATCATCGTCTGGCGCTGGTTGCTCGCCGCGGTATTCATTACCGAAGAGATGGAGAAAAACGGGACTGTCGACGTTCCGAACGACGAAGGCGGCGTTGATAATGCCGTTATCTATTCCGGCGAGCACGGTGCGATCAGCGTCTACCCCGGCCCGGAACGCTTTGCACTCGCTAACCATATTGAGGCTGGCGCCATCAAGAAATACGGACAAAAGGAAGGCCTGCCGTTGGCGCTGCGCATGTATCAGGACATGGTCGATTGTGACGACGAATACGGGTTCAGATTGTCCGCAATGGGCCGGGAGGGCTTCAACATGCTGCACGACGGCTTTATCGAGCAAATCCAGGCTGAGGGCATGCCAGACATGCCAGACATGCCGGTTATGCACTGAGGGAGTGATGATGGTAATGAAAATCGACTTTAACGATCAGGGGACAGTATCGACGGTTACGGTTACCAGCTCGGTATTTGAATTCCGCCGGCACAACCGGGCGATTGATGTCGCCCTGTTCCTAACGCCTGAAATGACCAGCCAGAGCAGCGGATTTTTCATTATGAAAACGGTGTTAAGTGGCAAGACAAAGCACGCGTTGCGGGCCTACAAACATCTGATTCGGGAGGCAAGACGATGAGTAACGGACAGCACTATGCATACCCGAACCCGAGCAACGCGACGCCTGGGGGAATGACTTACCGGCAGCACCTGACCGCGCAAATCGCGTCGGTGATGTTGACAGAATTTTTCAGTAACGATGCATGGCAGGACTACGACGACCTCGCTAGAACTCTAATGATGGCCGTAGATGCCATCATTGAAGCCGAACAGGAGGTGAAATGATGCCCATCAATCCCTTTAGTGAATATTGGCGCCAGATGCCGCAGCGCGAGCCAGACCAGAAAACGGTTTGCAACTTCTGTAAGCAGGTAGTCAATGAGCAGGATCTGATCGCAGGTCCCTGCGTCAATATCTGTTCTGAATGCGTCAACCTGTGCAATGAGATTATCGCCGACCGCCGGGCCGAGTACCGGGCGAAAGCCATTGAGGAGATAGTTTTAACTCTAAGCAAATGCGAGCCGAAGCTGACAACCGAACATGCGATCAGCTTCGCCAGCAGTATTTTCGACGCCGGATATCGTAAGGAGGACATCTAATGGACTGGCCTACAGCGTTCGGCATCGTCGGTTGTGCGTTTGCCATAGCCTGGATGTTCCGGAGTTAGCGACATGAACAGAGAATTTGAGATATGGGTACGGCTGCGCTACGGCGGCCGCTACAGCCTGGAACGAGTCGAGCACGGCTACTACTGCCGGGAAGTGGTTAAGCGGATGTATGAAACGTGGTGCCACTGTCGTGGCCTGAAAGTGGTGTGAGGTAAAGATGAATACAATGTTTTTGTTAATGGCCGAATACGGGTCTGCTACCGTGCCACTCAGCCAGGTGTGTGAAAAGTATTTTGGCCTGAAGCCGGCAACCGCGGAAAAACGCGCTGCTATGGGTGAGCTTCCTATCCCAACCTTCCGCGCAGCAGAGAGCCAAAAGGCTCCGCGCATGATCCACATTCAGGACCTTGCGAACCATATCGATGCGCAGCTGAAGAAAGGCCGCGACCTGCTGGAGCAGATGAAATTCGGCACTCAGTAACAACGTAACCGCAATTCCGGATGCCGCCCATTATGTAGCATCCGGTTTTATTTTTGCATTACACAGCACCCCTATAGCACCCCTAAAACACATATCTAATTGATATTTATTACATCACATCCGGCGATCCTTCGGAGCAGTAAACCAGCGTTTTGCCCGCAACGGTGGAACTGACCGTCAGAGCGGCGAATGCCAGGGCAAGCGTTGTGAGTTTGCGTTGCAT